CTGAACGTTCCGGACTTCAATTCACCGGACGCCCCAACCTTTTCATATCCGCCGTCAACGTTCAAGCGGTAGAATGAATGGGCTTTGAAATCGGACAAACGCTTCCGTCCGCAAATGCGGTCCCAAACAACTTCTTGGGCGGAATAGGACGCCAACAACGCTTTGTTGGCAACGTTTTCAAGGATGTTGGAAACTGCCAACGTTGAAAACCCGTCCGCCGCTTGGATGTTTTGGTTGGCATGCAAGAACGCCCGGACGTATTCCCGGCTTTTGCGGGACTTGGTCCAAGGGTTGCCGGTTGCGGCATGGATGTTCATGTCCATCAACCAATGAAGTCCAACGTCCGCATATTGCGGTTTGTCGGAAGCTTCCAAGGCTTCTTGCGGATACCAATGTTCCAATCCGAATTGACGCCCGTTGGCTTCTTCGGACATGGGAACGCCAATGGAAGCGGCAATTGCAACTTCCAACGCTTGGGCGTTCAAGTCCCGGTTGGCAATATGACCGGCGGGGGCTTGTTCCTGCCCATGGTTGGGGCGTTCCGCCCGGATGACCGCAAGTTCAAACGCGTCCGGGGTTGCCCCGTTGCGGATGGCTTCCGATTGTGCGGCGGCAAGCGTTGCGTATTTGACCCCATTGAATTCAACGTCCGTCAACCCGTCATAACGGGCGGCGGTTGCGTTGATGGTATTGACCCGCAACGTTTCATCCGCTTGGGCGTTGCGTTGGGCGGTCAAGTCAAGTCCCGTTGCCGGGGCGGTTGCTTGGACGTCCGGGACGGCGGGGGTTGTGGTTTGGTTTTTATTGGCGTCCGCTTCCGCTTTGACGTTGGCTTCCCATTGGGAAGTCAAGGCGGTCTTTTGTGCGGCGGTAAGGTCTTCAAGCTTGAAGCCCATTGCCTTGACGAATTCTTCAAATTTCATGTTTCTACTTTCCAATTGAAGGGCATTTTCTGATGATGATTGGGCGGCAACTTTTGCGGCGGTATTGCCGTCCGCACCCAAGACGGTAATTGACAATTCGCGGATGCGGGTTTTTTGTGCAACAATCAAGGGACCCTTGAAAGTCTTTCCGTTGACGGTAACTTTGTCCCCGGCTTCAACAAAGAAACCTTTTTCAATCTTGGCACCAACGGAAACTTGAAAAGGAAAACCCTTTCTTGCATCCGCAACAAAGCCTTGGGCAATGCCCATGGATGATGACGCCAAGCCTTCCGCAACAATGCGGTTGGCTTCAACGGTTTGGCTTGTCGTATGACCAATCCGTTTGGTTGTATCATGGTCCGCAATGATAGGCGTTCTTGGCTTGTCAAACCTTGCCCCTGCCAAGTCAATGACAACCGGGTCCATGAACCCATTCAAGTCCATGGGCGTTCCGGTATTTGCAACCAACTTGAAAGCGGCGGGGGAATCTTCTTCCCCTTTCTTTGCCGCTTGGATTTCAAGCGTCCCTTCCAAGTCCAAACGGTCCGGGCATTCAACGCTTGATGCGTTGATGGATGCCCCAACAATGGATTGGGAACGGCGGGTTGCGGATTGGCTTGTCAACTTTGACATGGTTTGACCTTTCATACTTTGTATTTTGTTGGATGACAACGGATTCCGTCAACCCTTGCCTTTGCTAGATATAGCAAAACCAAAATCAATTCTTCTTGGCGGGCGGGGCGTTGTCCTTTTCTTCCTTGGCGTCCTTGTCATCTTTGGCGTCTTCCGGGTCTTCAACCGGTTCCCGGTCTTCACCGGGGGCGGGTCCAAGCGTCTTCCGGAATTCATCGTCTTCCGCAATTTGTTCTTGCCATTCTTCAACGGTCCGGTTGAAGCGGCTTTCTTGAATGTCCCGGTCCGTCATGAACCGCTTGTCATGCATGGTCTTCAAGGCGTTGGCAATCTTGGCGGGGTCCGTATGTTCCAACCCAACCGCGTCCCAACCCCAAGAATGCTTGGGCGGTTCTTCCCGGAACGTATTGTCCGTTTGAAGGAAGTCATCCCCAAGATGCCCCGGCATGCGGATTGCTTCCATCCACCACAACCAAAGGAAATGGTCAAGAACAACTTCTTCGCAATCGGTCCGTTCAACTTCTTGACCGCCCCGGTACAAATGCGTATCAACAACGGCGGAAGCCATGTTGGAATCTTTGGACGTTCCAACGGCAATGTTGTATGGGGCAAGAATGGGTCTTGTGATTTCCCGCAACAAGCTTCCAACAAATGAATCATATTGGATGCCGTCCGGGACGCTTTCCAATTGCTTCATCTTGTATCCCCAAGGCATGGTTGTCATCATGCCCATTTCAACGGGGAAGACGTCAAAGGGGTCATCATCAAGAAGGTTGCCCGCCCCGTCCGTCCAAGCGGTATTGGTTGGCGGTCCTTCCGTTTCAAGGATGGCGGAAAAGTCCGCCGCAATTTCTTTATGCCGGACAACCGCCAAGGTATACCGCCGCAACAACGCACAAAGCGGAAGGGACGGGGTTGTTTCCGGAATGCCCCGCAACCATGGACGGTCTTGGCGGAACCAATGGACAACAAACTTTTCCTTTATCCAATTGCCGTCAACTTGGTCCCGGAAGAAGGCGGACAAGAAGGACGCCCCCGGATGTTGTTTCAAAAGATGATATTCAAGCGGTTGGTTGAAACCATCAAAGCGGATGCCGTCAATTTCATTCTTGTTGCGTTCCTGCCCCGGCATGATGGCGTTGCCTTGGCTTGATACTTGGTCCGCTTCATGGATGTTGAAGTCCAATTGAATTGGATGCCGCAAGCGGCGGTTGTTGAAGGCAAAGCCAAACGCTTCCCCATCGGAAATCTTTGCCATCCGCATTTGCCAAATTTTATGCCGCAAGCGTATCTTCTTTGACCATTCCGCAAAGCGTTCTTCAATGGCAATCCGGCGGTCTTTTGAAATGCGTTTGTCCGTAATCTTCAACCGGACGCAACCCTTCCCGGCAAAGTCATTGGCAATGGTCAACAACGTTCCCTTCAAGAAGGGGTTGTTTTCCATGGTTTCATAGCGGGACCTTGCCCGCAACTTCCGGCGGACTTCATATGAATTGGCGGCATGCGGGTCAAGGTTGTCCGCGTTGGACCAATGCAATTCATTGCCGGTTGACGTTTGGGCGGCATCATATTTTGCCCGGACAACTTGCCGTCTTAATGCGGCAACTTCCCGCTTGGCGGTTGCCAACCTATGTCCGGCGGTCCCTTCAAAGGGACGCCCGTTGACGTCAAGGATTGTTCCCGGAACAACCGGGGCGGTCATGGTTGTCATATGGGTCAATCTTCCAAGATTAGGATTTGGACAAGGCATGTTGCCGTATTGGCAAGCATACGCAAAACAACGGCGGGGTCCAAGCGGAAGACGGCGGGTTCCCCCGGTTCCATTCTTCCATAAGGAATCATGACGCCCCCGGATTCCGGACCATGTTGAACATAGTTGGTTGAATCAAGGTTCTTGAAATACGCCCAACCAACGGTTGTCAATTCCGTAACGTCAACAACGGTTCCGCCCGCCGTTGTTGGAATGTTTTGACTTCCGGGCGTTCCCCCGCCTTGGGCGGCTTGGTCAAATTGCAATTGACTGCCGCCAACCTTTGGGAAGTCATACGTCCCATTTGTTGCGGCAAGACTTGCAATGACTTTGACTTCATTTGCCATGGTTCTTCCTTTGTTCTTCGTTCATGCGTTTGACAATGGCAATGATGAAGGGAATGCCGCCCGGATGCTTGACCGCGTTTAAACGGTCCCGCCCGGCTTTGTCCGGGCAATCTTCATCCCCCAAGGGACGGCGGTTGCGTTCCTTGCCGCAACATACCGGTCCGCGTCAATCATTTCATTGACGGAACGTTCCAAGACTTGTCCTTCATCGGTCCGGACTTGTTTGGGCGTTTGTGATTGGTCAACAAGTTCATCATCTGAAATGGGCATGATTGTTCTTCCGGATGTTGGTTTTTATTGGGGAACGTCTTTGGTTCATTGTATCCGCTGGAATGTCCAAGGGGCAACGGCGGGGTTTGCTAGATATAGCAAAACTTCAAAGGTATGGGTTGCGTTCCGGGGGTTCTTCGTCTTTGACTTCCGGGGGTTCAACCGGAACAACTTTTGAATCCTTCAAGTCAACGTCATCTTCTTCAATGTCTTCATTGGTGAAGAAGGGAAGTTTGCAGTTACGGCAAACCCGTCTTCTTCGGATGATGACGCGTTCCTTCCCGTTCCAATTGATTTGCCGTTTGTAAGTATTTACAACCGGGCAATGCCCGCAACCGCATGACCGGCAACGTATGCCTTCAACCATGGTCAACCCTTCCTTCTTCGTTGATTGTTTTTGTTGTTGTATTTGTCGGACAACTTGCCCTTTCTGGAAGAAGTCCTTGTTGTTGTTGGCTTGGTTGTCTTCAAGCTTGCCCCGGTCAACCCTGCCAAGGAACAACAACCAACAAAACAATCCAAGAAGTCATTGTCCGGGTTGCCCGCCCTTGGAAGCCAAAGGTCTTTTGTTATTCCCCGTTGCGTTGTTGGGTCCGGATATTCCGAATTGCAAACATGGTCCGCAAACATTTCAAGTTCATCTTGCGGGGCGTTGAACATTGCAATTGAACCGGGGGACCCAAGCGGGGAAGCCAACCTTGCCATCAACCAAGACTTGGTCCGGGAAACATCCGTTACCATTTGATATTGTCCCGCCGCGTCCGGGCGGTATATCCATTTGACTTCCTTGACTTGCGGATGGATTGAATCTTCAAACATCCAACCCTTGGTTCTTGTGTATTCTTCAAACTGCCGGTTGGACGGCGGGACCGCTTGCCCCATGCATGGGACAACTTCCGGCATGCCGCATTCTTTGCAAAAGCGTTTGATGACGTCCGCCGCTTGTCCCCAACGGAAGTCAATGCCGATACGTTGGACGCCAACCTTGTCCTTGGTCCCTTCCTTTGTATAGTTCTTTGCCCGCAAGTATTCACAACCCTTTTGCAACGCATGATAAATCTTGGCTTCCAATGGTGCCCGCCGCTTGCCGCCCTTTGTGACCAACGCTTTGTCTTGATGTTGCGGATAAGCTTTGAAGAAAAGATTGGTCAACAAGGACCAACCATCAACTTGCGATTTGCGGAAATAGGTTGGTCCAACTTCCGGGAACGTTCCAAAGTCAACAATGGAACCGGTGAAGTCCGAAGCAACCGCCAAGGTTGCGTAAAATAAAATTTCATTTTGAACGTCAATGAATGAAACCAAATGCATTGCATCCGTTGGAACAATAGAACGTTTAAACGCAATGTTCTTTTCCATCAATTGCTTGGCGGTAATCATGAACCCGGAACCGTCTTCCGCTTTGGCGGGGCGGTTTTGGTATTCTGCCGCAAAGGTCAACGGGGACTTCAACCGCAAGTTGAACGCATGTTGTTGGGCGGACAATTCATTTGCCTTGTCAAAGCGTTCATCCCAAGAACAAACAAACCCTTCATCCATCTTCTTCCGGTTCTTCTTGTAATGGGCGGTTCCCAACCGGTTGTCTTCATAAAGCGTATATGACTTTTTCCGTTCTTCCGCATATTCATTCCAAAGGATGCCCGCTTCCGTATCCATGCCAATTTCAGAATCCGTTATTCCTTCCGGCCAAGCGTTGACAAGTTGGCAACGTTCCCCCCGCCATTCCGGTTTGATTTTGCGGTCCAAGTATTGGTCCGAAACATCATTGTTTTGAATGACCGTACAAGGCATCAAGGCGGCAATGTTTTCACCGGGACCCGCCAAGCCTTGGACCGCACCGTCCAACAACCGCATCATCTTGACAACGGACGCGGGGCTTTCCGCCTTGGCGTCCTTTTGAATGTCATCAAGAAGGACAACGTCCGGTCTTGGTTGGGCAAGCGTTATTGGGTGGACTTCCGCTTCCCCCCGGATGCTTCCGTCAATGCCCGCCGTCCGGATGACGATACCGGCGGACGCTGCCAACCAAAAGGTTTCTTCATTGCCGTCATCATCCGCAATGGTTGTTGTGAAGTTGTCCGTTGACCCTTGCTTCTTCAACAATGAATCCGGGTCATGCTTTTCATATACTTCCGCAATGTTGGACGGAAGCAAAAGGGACGGATACCGCAACGTATCGGAACCGTATTCAACATGGGAAGATTGACCGTTGAAGGTTTGTCCCCTTGCAAGATGGAACCGGTTTTCCAACTTGAAGATTGACCAACCGATTTCCGGGAAGTCCCGCCGCAACTTGACGTTCCGGAACCAATACGTCTTGATAAATTCAAGCGTTTGGACCGCCTTGTCTTCCTTGGACCCAACGAAGAACGGGAACAAGCGGAAAGCGTATGCCGTCCCCCAAATCAAACCCGCCCGGCAATGGGCGGTCTTGCCCCCGCCCCTTGGCATTGCCAAGGCAAACATGTCCCCGGACTTGCGGAAGACGTCTTCAATCTTCCGGATGCAAATGTCATGGTCCGTTGAAAAGCCTTTGAAGAATACGGTTGGCAAGTATTCCGTTTCAAACAACTTCAAGTCATCCTTGCAACGCAACCGCAAGTCCCAATCAATGTCTTCAATCGGAAGCGGGGCAATGTCCCGTCCGCTTGACGTTATCCGGCGGCGGTAGTCTTCGGACCAACGCCTTTGGTCTTCAACGCGGGTCTTGTTTCTTTTGTCAATGTCCGCATCAATGAAGTCCGACAAGACCGGGGGCTTTGCCGTTGGCTTCTTTCTGGAAGAAACCTTCCCCGGCTTGGACGCCCGCGTTGCCTTTTTACGGACCGCCTTCTTCTTGGCGGGTTTGCGGACGGTTTTCTTCTTTGCGGGCGTCTTGGGCTTGGGGTGTTTACGCCCCTTGACGCTGCCGGACTTTTTCTTGGTTGGCGTCTTCTTCTTCACCTTCTTCCGTCCGGGTCCGGTTGGGACGTATTCATCCAATGGGGTTCCGTTCCCTTGCGGCGGTTCCCGCTTGGTTGAATGGTCTTCCCCGGAATGATAATGTCTTGCGTCCATGTCAACCCTTGCTTGTCAACCCAATGGGTCAACTTTGTTTGGTATTCATCCCGCGTTTAAACGGGGTTTTGAAAATCTTGGCTAAGTCAATTACTAAGTTTTATTGCATAAAACGGC